AACATTGGTGCGCCAACAACTTCCGAGCAGTTATACAAGTCGCGACTCCCTCGCCATGCACCAAGGGTTACGCTCAGCACCACATCAGCTACTAGACGCTGTTATGAACCCGGTGCCAGTCGTGCATCGGCTTGACTGGCGGTGTTGCTGAGGTTCCTCTCCTGCCGTTTCTGATCAAGGAAAACATGCGTAGGGCACCCGTAATGAACTCGTTCCGCGGTGAATCCGAAGGGCAGAGCGGTGAAGACCGGCCCGAGTGGAACATAAATCCACCCACTGGCTTCAAGCGGCCTACGCTTGCCGCAGGTTCATAACAGCCTCTTGTCATGGCCGATCTGCCGAACAGGTCGCCCCTGCGAGGAGCGGTCGCATTACCGTCCCAACGGTACCGGCGCTGAGTCCAATGCACCGCCTGGAGCCTTCAGTTTCCTTGGAGACCGCGGCCATGAAGAAGACGACACAACCGCTCGCTCGCTTTTACCGGATGATCGAAGAGGTGCGACTGCCTCAGCGGGCAGACCGGTCGGCATGCGGGACACTTCCGATGCGGGCTGTCCGCTATTGCGAGGCGTTGACCAGCGCCACAGCTTTCGGGTGGTGGGCCTTTCCGCCGCTTGACATGAAATTGCTCTGGGATGGGTCCGACATCTTCTGGCAGTACGGCGTGTCGGACGGATGGTTGCCGTTGCACGATGCCGCTCAGTTTCCGCATTTTTCCGGAGCGTTCGACCGGGCCGCGCCGCAGGACCTGGCGGGGACCGCTCCGCCATTTCTGACGGCGCTGCCAGAACCAGGATCGCTGCAAATCTGGACAGGCCTGTTTGTTCGGACAGCGCCGGACTGGCACCTTTTGGTGCGCGCGCCCGCCAACCTGGCCGGGCCGGGCGGGATTGTGCTCTACGAGGGTATCGTAGAAAGCGACAGGTGGTTCGGTCCGTTGTTTCTCAATCTCCGGTTCACTCGCAGCCACACGCCGATACGCCTTCGCCCCGACTTTCCACTGGCCCAGTTGCAACCGATTCCGCGGATAGCCTACGCGGCCGAGACACTCGATTCTACGGATTTTGTTCCTTTCATTGACGGGATGTCTGCCAATGACTGGGAAGATTACCGAGAGACGATCGTGACTCCCAACAGTGATCCCGACCGCTCTTTCGGCCGGTATGCCGTGGCGGCCCGGCGAGCCGCCCGCAGTGGGATGCAGTGTCCGGCGGCTTCGCGTGAGCCCATCGCCGTATCGGTCTAGACTTGCAACAAGCGCGCGGAGCCGGCTTTCTGGCGGGCTTTAAGGCAGAAGTCCACGAGCTCGCCGACGCCGAGATCAGGCCCCGCGGTGACGACATCCGTAAGACCCCACAATTCCTGAATGGCATCGGCTGCGCCGATCAGCGCCGGATGCCCCCCCGCCAGAAGCATCAGCGGAAGGTCGCGGTTATAATATGAGACCGTCATCATCACGTTGAATCCATCCTGTCCGATACCGTCCACGTCGACGATAATGGCCATTGGCTGCTCACGGCTGAGAATCACCGATACGTCGGCGTCCGACGGGATATGTTCTATCGGCAGATCGAGGAAATCACAGACTGCCTCCAGCGAACGAGAGAGCGTGCGGTCGTCGCTGATCACCACGATGGTGGTGTCCGTCGCATTGACGGTTCGCATCGTATCTTCATCCGTTGCGGCGGCCGTTTCGAGTAGCAACGTGTCCATACCCATCATCCCTTCGTCATATGATCATATTCGCCGAGACATTTGGCCGGCTGACCAGGTTGTTTGGTTGCTAAAGTTTGCTGCATACAGGGCGATGAAATAAGAGTGCGATTCGTGAAATCGGCTTGGCTGAATGACGAATTATTTCTATGAAATGCCGGATATCGTGAATTATCGTGAATCCTGGCTGGCTCAGGTTTCGGGAGGTCCTGGAATCACGGGCGGCAGGAGGGATGGCAAATTTAGGAAAAAAAGGCTTGCCCAGGTGCCCCAGAATGTCCTATAAGACTGGATATGATGGCGGTGCAGCAACGGGAGCGCTGAAGTCCTCCTGCGATGCCCTGGTTGATCCAGGCCATCAGCCAAACCGTGGCATATAATACCAAGCGTCCCAATCATTGACCCATGGACAGGATGATGAAACCGTCATCGCGGGGCCACGCCCCATCATGACGATAGGGTGGCACTGGCACGTCAAGGGCCAGGGCGGCTGGTATAAAGCGTCGGCTGACCGCCGCGCCAGATCGTAGTGGCGGTCCAGACATTCGCCAGCCACGAGTTTAATTGGCGTCAGTACCAGCCGGCCGCCAAATTAAATCCGAAAATGGAATTCGATCATCCGAGTGACATCGAACTTGCCAGCGAACAGGTTGGGGTTCGACGATGAGCTTCCGACCGAAAAACAAACCCGTGCCAGCCTGCATGATTGGGCTGTTGAGGTCCTCGGACCTCAGGGTCTAAGTCCAGCGGCACACCACAATTACTTGTTAGAGGAATTAAATTCTCTTTCGAAGGGTGATTTCGACCGACTGATGATCCTGATGCCACCCGGTTCGGCGAAATCGACTTACGCGTCAATTCTCTTTCCCGCCTGGTGGTTCACTCAGCACGCCAACAGTACTGTCATAGCGACGTCGCATTCGTCGGTTCTGGCCGAGCATTTCAGCCGCCGGGTTCGGGATATGATCAAGGCCAACGATGCCGTCCTTGGCTATACTGTGGACAAGGCTGAACGTGCTGCCTCCCGTTGGCGGACCACGCAGGGAGGCGAGTATGTGGCTGCCGGTATTCGTGGTTCGGTGGTGGGCCGTCGCGCCGACCTGGTTATTATTGACGACCCCATCAAGTCGGCAGCCGAGGCCGAAAGCCCGACTCATCGGGACTTTCTCTGGAATTGGTATAGGTACGATTTAACAACACGTCTCAAGCCCAAGGCCCGCATCGTCCTTATCATGACGCGTTGGCATGAAGCGGATCTGGGCGGACGGCTGCTGGCGATACCTGACACGGACTGGCGGGTCCTGCGTCTGCCGGCTCTCGCAGAAGAGGGCGATCCGCTCGGACGCCGCCCAGGCCAGCCACTATGGCCGGAATGGGAGGACGAAGCGGCGCTCGAGCGGAAGCGTCAGTTGATCGGGGAGCGAACCTGGACCGCCTTGTTCCAGCAGTCACCGCGCCCGGCGGAAGGCAGCCTGTTTAGGGTGGCATGCCTCACCTTCCTGGACCAGCCGCCATCGTCGGCTGGATCGAAAGCCGTTCGGGCCTGGGATCTCGCCGCCACAGCCGATAACGGCTCAAACGATCCCGACTGGACCGCTGGCGTCAAACTGGTGCGGGACAGGGATGGACGCTTTACGGTCGTGGACGTTATCAGGTTGCGTGGGAGCCCTCGTCAGATCGAGGAAACCATTATCTCAACCGCCCGGCTCGACGGGCATGGTGTGCCAATCGGCTTGCCGGAAGATCCAGGACAGGCCGGGAAAAGTCAGATCTCGTATCTGACGTCCAGGCTGGCAGGGTATCGCGTGATCGCATCGCGCGAAAGCGGTTCCAAGTTCACCCGAGCCTTACCGCTTGCCTCGCAGGTCGAGGCCGGGAATGTTGCAATTCTGCGAGCCGACTGGAATCTCGTGCTGGTCGATGAATTGCGGGACTTTCCTTACGGCCGCAAAGACGACCAGGTCGATGCTTTGGTGCGCGCATTCACCACGTTGCTAGGCGTGGCGGATACCGTGCGTCAGATGACAGTCCCCTTTTTCAACCGCTAACGTCAGGCGGCTTATCCGCCGCTGTGGAGAAAGCGTGTTCGATACCATATGCGATCTTATTCCGGCGGACCCGGACTATCCCGCCAGAACGCGTCAACTTGACATCCTTACCCGGGTGCTCGACGGGCGGCTTTACGACGTGCTGCCCTATAAATTCCACGAAGACCGCAGCGCAGGCGGTGATTATGTTCCGCTTCGAAACCGCCGCCCAAGCGTCCGCTATCAGCTGTGCCGGATCGTGGTGGAAGACAGTGTCTCCTTGCTGTTCAGCGAAGGGCATTTTCCAACAATTGACAGCCCGGACCACGACACGCGGGCGGCGCTTGCGGCGATCGCGAAAGAGTCTCAGTTCAATCTGATGATGACCGAGGCCGCGATTCGGGGCTCGGTCGGATCGGTTGCGATCCTGATGCAGGTGCTACGGGGGCGGCTGTTCTTTCAGGTCATGGACACGATGTTCCTGACGCCGGAATGGTCCGACCAGGCGCCGGATACGCTGGCCCGGGTAACAGAACGCTATAAGGTGCGCGGGGCCACGCTGCGGGCAAACGGCTACGACGGCATGGATGTCAGTCAGGAATACTGGTTCTGCCGCTACTGGGATCTCGAAGCAGAAGTCTGGCTCACCCCGGTTCCCACCGGATCAACACAGCAGCCGGTTGTTGACGAATCAAGAACCGTGCGTCATGGGCTGGGTTTCGTTCCAGTTGTGTGGATACGTAATCTTCCCGGCCTGTCGTCGACCGGAAGCCGATGCGACGGGGCCAGCACATTCCGTGCAGCTATCGAGTCGCAAATAGAAATCGACTACCAGTTGAGTCAGGTCGGCCGCGGCTTGAAGTACAGCAGCGACCCAACACTGTTGCTCAAAGACCCGGGGTTCTCCGAGGGGCCGATAATCAAGGGCGCCGGCAATGCGTTGGTCGTCGGGGAAAAGGGCGATGCGCGGTTGCTGGAAATCGGCGGCTCCGCCTCGGCCGCGGTGATCGACTATGTCCGGACATTGCGTGAGCTTGCCCTTGAATGCATTCATGGCAACCGGGCCAGCCCGGATCGCCTGACCGCCGCACAGTCGGGACGCGCTCTCGAGCTCATGAACCAGGGATTGCTGTGGCTGGCGGACAATCTTCGCACCACGTACGGGGAAGCCGCGCTGCTGACCCTGGCGCGAATGATCATCAAGGCTTCGCAACTGTATTCCCTTACGGTGACGGGAATGCCGCTTCCGAAACTATCGCCGACGGCGCACTTATCCCTCAAATGGCCAAGGTGGTATCCGCTGTCCGCGGATGATCGTCAGAAAGATGCCCAGACACTGGCGACGCTTGCCGCGTCCGGGCACATAAGCCGGGAAACTGCTGTCAAGGCGATTTCCGGAACCTATGACATCGAGGATGTTCCGGCAGAACTCGATCGAATCGCAACAGATCGTCAGGAAATCAATGATGATTGCTGATCAGGAACTTCCAAACGAGGAAGCGCCGGATGAAATCAATATATTGCGTGGACGCACCGCTGAACTCGAACAGCAACTCAGCGAGGCGCGCAAGCACGCGGAGGCCAGGCTGATCCACTCGGAGTTGAAAGTGGAAGCCGTTCGAGCGGGAATTGTCGACCTCGACGGGCTGAAACTCCTGGACACTTCGTCGGTGAATATCGGACCGAACGGCACCGTCAAGGGCGCAGCGGAGCTAATCAAGAGTTTCCGCGCATCCAAGCCCTGGCTTTTCGGAGCGGCCTTTTCCTCCCGTCCGGTCCAGGCACCGCCCTCGCAGCCACCGCGGTCCAAATCCGCGACGGACATGACCGACGCCGAGTATGCCGCGGCGCGCGCGGCCATTCTGAAACAATCCGCCTGAGCTCCGGCTTCAAGCAACTAGGACCTTTGGACAAGACATGGCAATTCAGAATTTTCCGGCAGCGCTTCAGCCGATCATTCAACAGGGCTTTCTTGAGCGGGAATTCGATCAGGCCCTGAGATCCCGTCTCGGGTATCGCGCCTGCGCGGATCGCGAGGCCGTTGCTGTCGGCATCGGTGAAACCCTGACGAAGACACGGGCCGGCCTGAAGCCGGCTGTGACCACACCGCTGGCTCCGGCCACCAACACCAATCTTGATAACGGACTGACGCCGACGACGTGGGGAGTCGAGCAGTTCACGCTGTCGATCAATCACTACGCTGCCACGACCGATCTGAACGTCGTGACCAGCCGCGTAGGCATCGCGTCGCAGTTTCTCCAGAATGCTTACGTGAACGGTGAACAGGCCGCTCGCAGCCTGGACGAGTTGGCGCGGAACGCACTGTTCGCCGCATATCTGGGCGGCAATACGCGTGTTCGGACAACGCTGGCGAGCGCCGGCCCCGCGGTGACCGTGGATGATGTGCGCGGCTTTCAGAC